TTGCCGGAAAGGTGCTGGTTGCAGGGTACGCACTGCTTATGGCAGTTGGTTTCTTCGTAGCGTGTAGCCGGTGAAGCGCCGCGAGTTCGATAGTGCCCGGCGTCATATTTTCCTTCGTGGAATCGTCTGCAGCTGATGCACGGATCGGCGGCATCGCGAGTGCGTATATATTCGTTGAAGGCTGACTGGGTTTGCTTATGGAAGTGACTGAGGGGCTTTACTGCTAACTTGCGGATTTTGGTGTGGCGCTTTTCCTGCTGAGCTTCATCTTTTCGCCGTCGTTCTGCTTCCTGTATCGCCTTATGCCGGTCCTTCTCTCTCTTTGTCAGTGCTATCACGGTTCCGCATTCTGGTGAGCACCACGTTTGATTTGAGAAACCCGGATGAAACCATTCTCGACAGTCCGCATTCTTACATCTTCGCCTGACTTTTCTCATCGCTCCCTCCGTGCATTCTGATGTTGTCGTCTTGCATCCAGCCGGCGCAGCAGCGGACACAGGCATATGTCTCGTCCGTAGCCAGCGGTATGCCACAGCCAGCGCAGTTGATAGCAGGTATATCGCCATGCGGCATGAATTGGCAGATAGTCGAGATGCTCGTAATACCAGATATCCTCTTCGCAGATTTCACAGCTAACTCCGAACCGGTGTTTATCTTCACTGGTCAGCACAGTACTGCAGCTACAACAACGCTTACGCCCAGCATTTGTTCTCATAAGTTTTGTCTCTTTGTGGTTCGCGATTACCTTCAGGCAACAGCGCGCTAACCAGCCATAAGCGGGGATCGGCGGCGAGTGTCTTTTGGGTATGAATGTTACGGGCGTTGTAACGGGAAATGAGTTCGTTTGCAGTGTCTGTATCTACAGGGTCATGGGTGAACCATGTTTTCTTCATTGCTTTTCCTTTTGTGAAGCCCACGATCGCCCTGACTGACCATCAACACACCATTGACTACGACGTGATATCGGCAGTTAAAGTCTCGGGCATATTTCCTGACAGTTGTGCGAGTGGATTTGATCGCTCGGCCGACTGCTGTTTGGTTTCCTCGGGTCTCAATGAGCAACTGAGGAATGGAGGTAACCTGTGGTGTCATGCTGTACTCCCGAATCTTCCAGCCCATTCAGCTGCGCGCGCTGATTCATCGCTAAACCTGACGCTCTGCTCGGCACCGAAGGCGTGGATTAGAGTTATGAGGTCACGCATCTCACTGACGCGCATTTTGCTTGTTGACTGGCCCAGTACTACAAAGCCGCCGTTGATACCCGGCACCGTCTCCTGTCCTTTCAGGCTGGCACTGAAAATATGTTTCCAGCTTTCTGAGTCGAGTTTCTTGCCATACCAGACCACCTGACTTGATACGTCATGCAGGCAGGCCCAAAGCATGCGATTCTGCGCAAGGCTTCTGGTTTCTTCCTGGATGGTTACCTGCAGAGGTTTGTCGGGATTGGCGGGGAGTTGCTGGATGGCGCTGATGCAGTTCTGTCGGATGTTGTCGCTCCTAAGCAGGAACGTTGCTTTCTCCATCGCGTTTGTCTCGCTTTAATGCGTCGCTAAGGGTCTTGCGGATAGCTGCAGGGAGTGACATAAAGCCTGCATAGCGCGTGGCGATAACAGTAAGGTCATTTGCCAGCTTATCCAGTTTAGCGTCTGATATGACGTGATCAGAGCGTTTTAAGGGGATTACGTTGTTCATGCTTCCTCCTGCTTGCTGCGGGCCACCCAGCCTTGCCATTCGTGGCGCGTCTGGTCCCAGTAGTAATTGCCGTCAGAATCGCGGTCCAGCCAGAACTCCATAAACGCAGCGTCCTTTCGCATGTGTGCCTCAAACCGCTCCCTTTCCAGCTCATCGTTGTTTGTCATGCTTTCTCCGGAGGTGGTGGGAGTGGTTGCCAGTGAGTGACCGGGCCGAGCAGGACTGTCGCGCTATGCTCTACTGAGCAGCTGTCACCTTCCCGGTTCGGCCAGAACCCACGCCAGCGCCATACTCCAACGTCATGACCATCGCTGATGATTACCGCCTGCCTGTCGCGGGGCGTTTGGTCACTGCACTTAATCCAGTCACCCATATCACTGCTCTCCGTTCTGATTGGTGGGCTGCTCCGGGATGATGCGGTAGGCGCAAACAAGCTTGCCGCTGCCATTTCCCCAGTTGAGGAATCCGCTATATTCAGTTTCTATCTCGCCAGTTGCATAACGAACCTGGACAGATCGGCCTTTTACAGCTCCAGGAATTTTTCTTCCTTCCCACTCAATCCAGCCCTCGCCCCGCTCCTGCTGCTCCAGTATGGGGAGTGCAATCTCAAGGGCTTGTCGTGATGCCTGCCATGCAAGCCACATGCGATGCAGAGCCTGGCTTTTATAATCGCCGTCGTGGAATTTAAGTAACCGAGTATCAAATTCCGTTGATGCCCATTCTTCAAACTGCTCCCTGCACTTCTCAGCGGTTAGCTTGTTCATTGGTTGCTCCTGTCTTCCTGCTCAAACTCAGCATCAACAATCGTGTCGTGTGCCTCACGTGCCAGCATGTCGATAGCGTGCAGGCGGTCCCGGAACTGCTCTGGCGTCAGGTCTCGCTTCTTAGCCAGGTCGATGATTGCCAGCGTCATGTTGCGGGCCTGACGCATCAGCGGTGGTGTTATTACCAGTTGAGTTACCTGTGTCATGCTGCGCTCTCCCTTCCCTCAAGCCAGAAGAAAAAAGCCCGGTCTACAGTGGCATCCTGATAGCCAAGATGTGACCGGGTCAGGTTGTGTTTGTCACCGTGAACGCTGCGATACAGGCGCTCAAAACGGATTCGGTTCATCTCAGTCATGGCGGCCACCTTTCAGCCCAAATCGGCGGCGGATATCAGCTAGATGATCCAGTGCCTTTTCGTTACCGGTCGGGATGTGCAGCTGAGGTATCTGCTTGCGCGGCGGCGGGATGACTTCGCCAGCTTCAATGCGGCGGGACATCTTGCGCAGCTCATCGCCCAGCCGTTTCCGGCATTCAGAATCAGTCAGGTTGAAGGATCGCATCTGGTTATAGGCCGCTGTCACCATATGGAAACAGGCTGGGCTTTCCCATGGGAACTCTTCGCTGCTGTCGTACATCCCACGGTCCCGGCAATACAGGCGGAACATGTCATACAGTTCATCATCGGCTGGCAGACCGGCTGCGCGGTGTTCACCCTGCTTGCACCACTCGATAAACTGGCCGGGTGATGGCAGGAACGGTGAACCACTGGCGCGGGCCAGTTTCATGCCTGCTGATAGCTGCTGCTTGTTGTGAATGCCGTTCTCTGCAAACGCCGCGATCCACTGGCGTTTCGCTGCTGCTTCGTCGTTGGGGTTGCGCCACGCAGTGCTGACCGATGCCGGAAACACCTGCTTCAGGTTTGAAAACAGGGCGTCTACCAGACGTTCAACGTCTTCATGCACTCCACGCTCAACTGGACGCGGCCCATCTCCTGCAATGCGAGCCATTGCGCCTGCATCACGATTCTGAATTGCTGATATGAGATTTCTCATAGGAATTCATTCTCCCAGGCTTCGCGGCTGTTCCAGTGCTGAGCGGGTTGCTGAGCTACTGCCTGCCGGTTACGCCCTGGCTGGCTCATCTGCGCACGGAGCGTGTCCCACTTTGCGCGGAGTTTTGCAGGGCTGAGGATATTGGTCTGCCAGAAGTGATCGGCGTTGGCCCATTTGAAGGTTTCGCAGATGTCATGGTGCGTAACTTCAAGTGTTCCTCTCAGAAGGCGTACTTCGTTAGCCCAGGCAGGCCAGTTAGGGGATTTAGCTGTTGGAGTAACAATCTTCACCCTGCTGAACATCCACTCAGCAGCCTTCAGGTCGTCAGCAGTTCCCCACTTGTCACCTTTCAGTGAATGGGTCGCTGCTTCAGGCCGAATGACCGGGAGATTCTTCAGAGGTGTGTCGGAGGATTCGCCAGAATTCTCTGACGTATGTTTATTGTCTTTCTTGTCTTTTGTAATAGTGTCTTTTGTGTGTCCCTGTTTTGGTGACAACCCTGTCACCGTTTTGGTGACACTATTTGTCACTGATTTGGTGACAGTGACACCATCCTGGTGACACTGTGGAATTTGCCAGTCTGTGAGGTTCTTATTCGGACCGATTAGCATGCCATCCCGGACCAGAACACCCATCTGAATTAACTCATTTTTTGCCTTATTCACCTTCTGTCTGGGCAGCCTGGTAATCTGGCTAATCTGGCTGTCAGCAATGCGATCCATCTTTTTGTTGAAGCCGTATGTTTTCCGGCAAACAGCATGCGCAACCTTCGCCTGATTCCTGGTCAGGTTGGCCCCTATCAGCTCTTCGTACAGCTCGTTTGCCAGACGCGTGTATCCATCGTCTGTATCTGCCACACGTTGCTCCACGGCCCTGAGAGAGGGCCTGATTGGTGATACGTTGTCATGCGCAAGATTCATCGCCGCCCCCGTCAGAAGGAATGCCTGAGCGATAATCAGAGAGAATCCGCTTTATCTCTTCAGTGGTGCCATGAGAGAGAATCAAGCTGTCGAAACCACCATCCCGATCGAACTCTGCATCAACCAGTAATTCAGCCAGGCGGCGTGCTTTTGCTGCACTGAACTGCGGTATGGCAGCAGAGCGCGTCAGCTTCGTTTTACCAGCAGCCTTGGCCTTCTCCATCTGAACCTGCGCCACGGCTTCCGCTTTCGCGCCATGTTCACGTGATAGCGCCACAGCCGTTGTCGGTGCTACCTCGCCCGCTTTGACCATTGCGATTAGACCATCGCCACACTCCAGTAGCTGAAGATGCTGATCCACATCAGCTGGTGAACGCTTAACCTTTTTGGCAATCTCTGCAGGTGTCCAGCCCTGATTCAGCAGGCGCTGATATGCTGCCGCACGTTCCAGAGGAGACAGTGCCTTACCCTGTGAACTGGTGACCATGAATGCGATGCGATCAGCTTCGGAGCCTGAGAAGTCCTTGCACTCAAGGCGGGGTATTTCGTGTCCGGCTTCTGACGCCATTTTTGCGCCGTAGTACCGGTGGTGACCGTCGATAATCTTGATTCCCTGCTCTGTCACCTGAACCGCCAGCGGCGGCACAAATTCACCGGCAATGAAAGCGTCTCGAAATTCAGCGACATGCTCCTGGTCGATTTCTCGGACGTTGTAGCCAGGCTCGACGTAAAGCTCAGCCAATGGCACCAGAAAAGTTTTCTTAACCGTTGTTTCAGTGCCGTTTTTCTCTTTAGCCTTGTAAAGCGATAATAAAGAACTCATAATTACTCCTGTACGTTGATCCAGTAAGATTCGTGCATCAGGCCTCGAAACTGTTCCCGCAGTTCGGGGCTTTTTCTTTTCCCATAGCAGCAGCCACCGCTTGCCGGGCTACTTCTGCAATCAGGCTCGTTTCCCAAACCTTCTCCAGTAGCACGAAAACCGTCGCCATATCGCGCAGGTTCAAGCGGCTTACCTTCGATTCATGCCATCCGGCCTCATCAGCCAGAACACGCTGCCCTTTGTGAGTCAGGCGGCTGCGTAATTCTGTTTCTACTTCGTTGATCAACTTGCTATTTCTTGCGTGTTCCATAATTGATAATTTCCGTGTAGGTAAATGATTGCGTGACATTGCGGTGAGCAAGTCACTTGGGTTTTGCTCCGACATTTCGGTGGGAGCGGCTTCAGAGTTTTAAAGAGCGGTGTTGCTTACTTCTTGATGCTCGGGAAAGGCTTTAACTCCTCACCCTTAACGGTTCCATCGGACTGAACGGTCACGAAAATCTGTCGCCCCGTCCGAATGGCCTTGCTGATTGCACACTGGATAACGCCAAAATCTTTAGCGGCTTTCGCCTGCCCATGAATTTTTGCGTAGTCCTCAAGTGTCATTCGGTTCATAGGCTCACTCCTTGAAGATACACAACAAAGAATACCATGGGTATTCATAAAAGTAAATATCCTAGGTATTTTGAGTGTGATTACTTGCGGTATTAGAATGAGTTGATGGAAAACAAAAAGTCACTGACGACAGAACAGCTTGCAGACGCTGCGCGCCTGAAGGCTTTGTATGAGTCGAAGAAGAAAGAATTAAAAATCACTC